TATTGGAGGAACCTTTGGAAGTTTCTCATCATTCAATAAATGATGTTCAGTTAGAGTGTGAAAGTCAGTACCACGGGTGGTTGCTGCTTTAGTAATACGATTTGCTTCTTCATCACCCACTCTCTTTCGCCAATTAATAAAAACTTCTTTATTAAAATGACTTGTAATAGATGTAATCGAAACTAATTTAATTAATTCATCTTCATCGGGAACAGAGTAATAACGAACTCCATCGATTGTTTCCCGTTCTAATTTAGGAAGATCAATATCAACATGATTAAACATTAAAGACCAGTATCGAGTTTTGCAATAATATATTCTTTGACAAGTCCAGAACGAACTATATCATCAATACCAAACTCTATTATATCAAAAGATGGCATTTTACGCAATATGTTGAGGAAGTCGTGTATGCCATTCCTGTCATTTGTTTTAACTAAATCAGTTTGACTTGCGTCACCACAAAAACATATCTTTGTATTTTCACCAACACGAGTAATAATACTATCCAGTTCATGAAAATTTAAATTTTGAAATTCATCTACAATGATGATTGCATTATCCAAAGTAGTTCCACGAATGAAAGATGTGCTCCAGAACTTAATTGTCTCTTGTGCTTTTAAATTACCATATAGCATTTCAAAATCTGCTGCTGATGGCAACTCAAACATATACTTCACCATATTCTTATATGGTATTTGATAGAGAGTGGACTTGTCCTCGTGATCTCCGGGTAGAAAACCAATCTCTCTGGTCGATACAAGCGATCTGACGATGTATATTTTCTCGTAGGGTGTCGAAGTATCTAACACGTCATTCAGTGCGTTGAACAGGGTTATAAAGGTCTTTCCTGTACCTGCTGCACCGTATGCAATAATATTTTTTCCTTCAGTATATGAGTCAAATAATTTTTGCTGATTCTCTGTAAGAGGCTCAATGTCCCTCAACATATCAGCGTTGATTGGTTTTTTCCTCTTCATTTGTTTTGCCGTGAGTCCGACACCTATAGGCTGTTGTTCTGCTTTCCTTTTTCTTGGCATATTAAACAGGTCTTACTTTAGAACCGGGAGCTTTCGATGCTTTGTGTAATACATCATTCCAACCGGGGTGTGTCTTACGAAGTTTATCATAGACTTCTCCGACTTCTCCAACGTTTGCAACTCCTTGCATCCAGTCTTTATCCCAATCAGGATTATCTTTTCGCCATTGATCGTACTCGGTCATTGACATCTGGATTTCTTTTTGTTCGCCAGTTTTCAAGTTCTTTACAGGGTAAGTAGGCATAGGTGTTTTAAGTTTTGTAAATATTTAGACTTATCAATCTGAACCGTCATCAAACATCTCATCGTAGTTTAAGGGTGCAGATGAGAAAGTCGCAGGAGGTTTATAAGCATCCACATCAGAATATACTTCGCTCTCTAGTTCTTCAACAATCTCCTTAAGAGCCATTACTAAGACTTTTAATTTTCCTTTGTCCATGAAAACTTTTCATTTTATTTATTATACACAAAAAAAGAGGAAAGGTCAACCCTTTCCTCTTGGATTAAATAGTTTCCATTCTTTATTGAAAACTACATCTAAGTATACCCACTTCGCATAATGAATCCCACGATAACACAAGAGAGCAAATACTTTCTCTGGGTTATGAATTTCTGGATCGAAATCTGGGATTTCGGGTGGTTCCCACCCTATACGTATCATGGGTCTTTACCTTGAATAAAGCAGGTGTGCTTCTGCGTAGATTATGGTCAGAAACACAACGCTAGCTGCGAGAATTTCTGCTGTAACTAACATGATGCCACTCAACTCTTAGATGCGAATTTACGCTCTACTTTAATACCACGATACATTAATTCGTGACGTTGCTTTTGAGCGGCTTCTGCGAGTACCTTTGCGTTGTACTCTTCGGAGTCGTAACTAACTCCTCTGTATGTGACTTGTGCCATTTGGTTTCTCCTAAAGTAATTGGACTTTGCACCTTTACCTCTTGCGAGGGATCCGTGTTCCCGTTCCTTCAGTCAGCTTTTGCGTCCTCTTGCGAGGATGAACGAAATCCGTTCCGAGTTGGCTTACTTGCGTCCAATTGACCATGGTTTGCAGTTTTCTTCTGGTACTTTGGTGTAGAAGTAATCAATAAGATACTCCTTAGCATCTTGGATGTGATTCTCATCGCTGAGTATCTCAATCCTAGCTTGGTTCCATTCATCACATGACATTTCCCAGTGGGTAGCGTCATGTTCAGCGAATAGAAGTACTAGAAGTGCTAGACCATGCATTGGATGAACGTGTTAGAATACTAACATAAGTATTTAGAAATGTCAAATTGTAACAATCAATACCTTTACAATAATTTAATTATTAATTTCCTGATAAGTAAAAGGATTCGCCTTTACCTCTACATACTCTCTTAACAGATGCATCATATGTAGGAGGATCTTCTGTTATTAATTTCTTAGCGAACTCAAAAGCTTCTTTGAAACGATTAAATTTATATACATCATCATATGTTTTAGCAGACACGAGAACTCCATCACTTCTCTTGTATCTCAAAGTCTTCCATACAGTAGGTTCATCTAACCTTCTGTAAAAGATTGTCCACTCTCCTGTTGCTGAACCACTCATTTTTTCTTCTTACCCTTTACTGGTTCTTTTTGGTTTGGATCTTTCCAAAGTTTAGGAGTAACTCTACCTTCAGATTGAACTATTGCCAAAACATTTTTATATTTGTCATAGTAATGATCAAATATCTCAGACATTTTAAATGCCATGGCGAGATCCCATCTTGTTTCCTCTTTATCACCTATCTTATATTGCACAAGGTATGCATTATATGGTAGTGCAGAGTTGTTGTCCTTTTTAGGATCGCAATTTTCTTTTAGTATATTCAAGGTTAACATTAGCTACGATTTCCCCATTGGATTGATGGGAATGCTTGTTCTACACACTGTCTGGTAATCTTCCAACGCTTACCAATTCTCTTGTCTTTGACAAGACATAGAACCTCTGCTTCTCCTTGATGCAATCCTTCTAATAATTGAATGAACAAAGTCTCACGACGTGTCTGTGAGATATTTGCACCACCCTTAAAAAACAAATATAACTTACGATACTCTTGAGCGAGTATGGTATGTTCTGTTCCCTCTGGTGCTTCATTCTTTTTATATGGAACTTCTCCATCAGGAAGCATAGATATAACACTCTCATCAAAGTTAGCAATTAGAATAGCTCTAAGTGCTGGAGTATTGTATCCCTCCAGAAGTTTAACCTTTTGTGCTTTTGTCTTTGCATTGCTAACTTTTTGTAGCACTTCATGCATTAATAATTTCATAACCTAATTGTTGCCGTAATTATATTTATTCCTCTTCAATTTCGTCTTCATCTAGGAAGCGAACTGAGAGAAGTTCTTCATTGATCCATTGACCATGTGCATTTAGCATTTCGGGATGAACACTTTGTTCTTCTTGTGTATACATGTGTTCTTGCTTTACTTCTGCAGCTACCCATCCAAATAGTACTCCAATTGCTAAGAAGATAAAGGATGTAGTTACTGATATAAAAATCATCATCGTTTCAGTCATTGTTCAACTCCGAACTAGTTTTTTTATTGATTTTCCCACCTAAGTTCAAAGTTGAAGTAGACTTTTCTTTTTAGGAAGGTAAACATTTGGTTTATAAGTAACCCTTTACGGGTAGGTTCAACGATCTTCGGTTTTGCCCTCCTTAACATGAGCTCTATGCCTTTATTTATTTTAAGTTCACTCATTTTTTCTTTACAGAAACTAAATTTTTATCTAAAAATAATTTAGCGGTCTCAACAAGTCCACCAATTCTCTCTCCATCAATAACAACAAAAGGAAAACCAATAACCTCAGGGTATTCTTTTTTGAATAGTTCTGATGGGCATTGGTTTTCTTTTTCACCAACAACAATTGTTGTGTACTCTACACCCGCCCTTTCAAAAAGTTCAATAAGATTACCACAAAATTTACATCCAACTTTTGTGTAAGCTTTAATCTCCATAGTCTTTTTTCTATATAGAATCCATTGTAGCACAGACTCGTCTTTTTTGCAAAAAAAATTGGCGGAGAATTTTTTTCCCCGCCAATGAATTCACTTTGTGATTTTAGATTAGACCCAGAGATCCTGCTGTAATACCAACCGCAATAAAGAAACCAAATTCTATTAGGTCTCTATAAGGATTGTGTAGTAGGTGTTTCATTAACCTATTGCAGGTGCTGTTAGAGCAACTGTTGTTGACTCTGCACTTGCTAGATCAAGTGGGAAGTTGTGTGCATTTCTCTCATGCATAACTTCCATACCTAGGTTTGCTCTGTTAAGAACATCACCCCATGTTGGGACGATTTTTCCGTTAGCATCAACAACTGATTGGTTAAAGTTGAAACCATTCATGTTGAATGCCATTGTGCATATACCCATGGATGTTAACCATACGCATACAACAGGGAAAACTGCTAGGAAGAAGTGTAAACTTCTTGAGTTGTTGAATGAAGCATACTGGAAGATAAGACGACCAAAGTAACCGTGTGCTGCTACTATGTTGTATGTTTCTTCTTCTTGTCCGAACTTGTATCCATAGTTCTGTGATTCTGTTTCAGTTGTCTCTCTGATTAGAGAAGATATAACTAAAGAACCGTGCATTGCTGAGAATAAAGATCCTCCGAACATTCCTGCTACTCCTGCCATGTGGAAAGGATGCATTAGAATGTTATGCTCTGCTTGGAACACGAACATGAAGTTGAACGTACCTGAGATACCAAGTGGCATTCCGTCAGAGAAAGATCCCTGTCCGAAAGGATACACTAAGAATACTGCAAATGCTGCAGATACAGGTGCTGAATATGCTACACATATCCAAGGTCTCATACCTAGTCTGTATGATAATTCCCACTGTCTTCCCATGTATGCTGAGATACCGATTAGGAAGTGGAAGATTACCAACTGGTAAGGACCACCATTGTAGAGCCACTCATCAAGAGTTGCTGCTTCCCAGATAGGATAGAAGTGTAAACCAATAGCGTTTGAAGATGGAACTACAGCACCAGAGATGATGTTGTTACCATACAAGAATGAACCTGCTACTGGTTCTCTGATTCCGTCGATATCGACAGGAGGTGCAGCAATAAATGCTACGATAAAACATGCTGCTGCAGCGAGCAAACATGGGATCATGAGTACACCAAACCAACCAACATATAATCTGTTGTTAGTTGAAGTAACCCATTCGCAAAAC